GCTCGTTGTTTCTCATTTGGGCCAAAAGGCCTGGTGTAAGGGCTTGCCAGTCCCAGATGAAGTCAAAGCGAAAATATCGGAAACAAAGAAGAGTCAAAATCGGAAACACAGCGAGGAACATAAACGAAAAATATCTGAAGGGCAGATGGGTGAAAAGAACCAGTTCTTCGGCCGACACCATACCGAAGAAACGAAAGAGGCTATTGCTGAGAAATTAAGAGGTAGAAAGTGTCCCGAAGAAGTTAAGCGGAAGTTGTCTTTGGCTAATAAGGGAAGGACTGGTAGGCCTCTTGCCGACTCGGCTAAAAAGAAGTTGTCTCTTAGAATGTCCGGATCAAGGCATCCACAATGGAAGGGTGGAATTGCGGCTGAACCATATTGCCCAGTTTGGTTGGACAAAGATTTTAAGAGTGACATCAAAGAACGCGACAACCACAAATGTCAAAACCCACTTTGTTTTGGTAAATCGAGAAGATTGGCTATCCACCACATAAACTATAATAAAAAAGATTGCCGTCCAGTTAACCTTATAACGGTTTGCACCAGTTGTAACTCAAGAGCAAACCATAAAAGAAAATATTGGGAGCAATTCTACCAAGATATCATGTTTTACAATCAACAGCTCGTGCATGAGCAAGGATTGTTGAAAACAATCAAGAATATTGAACATCCGGCAAAATTGTATTTTATCGCTATAGAGCGACAAGAAAGGAGCTAAAATGTCAAGATCGGGACCTGTTACGAAAGATACGAGCACGGTTGCTATTGGTCTGATGCAAATTCGCGTCGGTCCTTCGGCAACGTACATTGCCCAACCTGGAGCGGCGCTTGTCGCTGCAGATTCCATTGGCGCACTGGCAAACACCAAATACATGGGGAACACGGACTGGTACAAACTGGAGTCCGGCTTTCCCCTGATCGAGGACTATACCGTCCCCATCCGGGAGGCGGCCGCCCTTGAGTGTGGTTTCAAGGAAATAACGCCCTACAATATGGCGCTGGCCCACGGGATTGATCCAACCACTGGATACGATGACACCCATTCAGGGGAGATCGTCCTTGGTGGTCGTACCGCACCGGATTACATGAGGGTTGAAGGTGTTTACACCTACCCGAACGGATCCAACCACATGATTTTCATCTTCCCCAGGGCGCAGGTATCTGCGAACGTGGAGATGGATCTCAATGCGGAAGGGGATGCCCCTGTTACGATCACCTTCGAGTCGAAAAATGCTTCCAGCGATGTGAGCGGAGGAAACGCCCTGTGGGATGACAAACCCCTTGGTCACATCATCTGGGATTAAACCGTTAATCTTTTAAAATAATTGCGGTCCTGGCATTTGGGCCGGGCCGCAAATAGGGAGAAAAGAAAATGCCGGAAAAAGAAAACGCAAGATTGAATCCTCAGATCGTGGATGTCGAAATTGGCATCCGCGAGCTGCGGAAGATTAAAATATATCCGTTGTCAATGAAAGACCAGTTGGACCTGACAAACCTTATAGTGGAAGCTCTCAACGTTCAGGTGAATGAAAAAGGATCCACGGACCTGTCCATTGCCTTCCTGGTTGGACTAATCAGAGATAACCTTGAAAAGGTCCTCAAAATGGCCACGGATGAAGAAAACATAATGAGCGAAATCAGCAATGTTCAGGCGATGGAAATTGCCGAAAAATTGTTTGACGTTAATTTCGCATCAGTTGCAAAAAACTTCAAAAGCCTCTCCGAAAAAGCAATGAACATGTTCCAATCGGAGAGGCCGTCACAGCCGTCTGTGAGCGATACGGGTACCGACTCGAACACTTCTACCAAAGAAGTTACCGAGAAGGGGGAGTAACGTTTGGGCAAATGCTCACTCTGTTTGAGCATTCTGAGAAGCGCTTTGTTGAGCAATTTAAGATTACCGCCTCTTTGCATGGGTACAAAATAGATGATGATGTGGAATCAGAAACCGGAAGCTCTCATGAACAAAAACAGTCTGGGGCGCCGGGGATCCGGATTCATTCAGTCACTTGTCCATGGAAGAAAGGCAGAGGCTGACGGAAGAAATGATGGGACGGCACAAGGCCTGGGTGAAACTCAAAGAACCGCTTGGCGGTAAAAAGCCGATTGATAAAAGGTAGAAAGCCATGGCAAAGGAACTGACATTAGGGGTCCTGTTTAAAGGCAAAATAGATCCTTCATTGAAGAAGGAGATCCAGAGCCTTGAAAATATTGTTAAGACGCTAAATAAGTCTCTTGAAAGTAGCGTTTCAGCAATGAATAAAGTTGTTTCTACCCAGAAAAAAATTGTTTCATCAACAAAATCTGTATCTAAAGAAACCAAAAATGCTGGGCAAGCTATCTCATTTATGGGAAAGCAAATCGGAACCGTAGACGGGGTCTATAAGCGCCTTCTCGGAGCCCTCAAAGTAACCACGTCCTATGGTATTGCCGCAACAGGTATCTATTCTGTCATAAATGCTCTTAAGTCAGGTGCCCAATCAATCGTTGACTATGACCAGGGCCTGAAGAACCTACAAGCAATAACCAGCGCAACCGACT